AAAACTTTCTTTTTAAAGAAAAAAGTTTTAAAAATAAAAATAATTTTTTTTCAAAATTTTTGTGAGAGTATATTAATAATCATGCAGCGCTGGGTGTTACTCGTACTCATCGTACTCATCCTCGTACTCATGTCCAGGACGGAGATGTTTAAGACTAACACGGAAACATCGGACATAGACGAGGGTGTACTAGACCTGACACAATACCAACGATTGGAAAACGCAAAGATCTCGAATAACGTGATGGAACAAATCGTGCTCAACGTAAATAAGCGGATACAAGAAATGACGGGTTTGTGTACCTACATCATAGACACACACGAAATCAGAAAGTATAAACACGAACAAACTGGTGACGAGGTATACAGGTGCCGATTCATGGTTCTCAAACACGGGGGTTTCCCGTACGCATTTGCCGTCTCATCGGACGTACGAATCATGAATGATCCAGAACGTGTGAACTGGAATGACATAAACATGCAAGCCACGCTCAGAACTCTCGGTGTGTCTCAAGATGACGTCAATGAGGCACTCATCGACGTTCCAATCGAATTCGTGGACGAAGACACGGGTAAAGTGGATGTCACAAAGGTCATCATCGCGAAGTACATGAAAGAGGTGAGTGATACAAACCCACTCGTGGTCGTGATATCTCTCAGAACACAACCACTCGATGTTGAAAAGCCAGCATCGGATTCCATGTTTACCACCGATAAGGAAATTCGTGAGTTCGAAGATTTCGACAAATTGCGAGAGAATCACATCAATTACATTAAGAACACACCATTGATCGAGAAGGAAATACGCACTGCCGAAGAAATGTATGGTCGCCCAAAAATCCTCGAAAATAATTCGTTAGAGTAATTTAATGATCAGTGTCAATGAGATATCAAAGATAACTGAAAAACGTAATAAGCTACGGAAAGAGACGTACGTAAAAATATATGAACAGATATCTAAAAAAATACGTCAGAGTGCGGAGTTTGGTAACAAATATCTCGTCGTGAGTATTCCATCCTTCGTGGTTGGGTTTCCGGCGTTCGATAGACTCAAGGCTGTGCAATACATAAAACGTCAACTGGATCTCGGTGGGTTTTCAACGAGACTCATAGGTGATCACGAGATATACATATGTTGGTACACACCAAAAAAGAAAGCGACCACCGAAAAATCACAGAAAGAAGAAATACTCACAGAAGAATTCGGTGATTTTCCATCTTTTGTTAATTTGAAGAAAGTCGCCAATAAGTACAGGGGAAACGCGGGAAAAGGCTAGTAAAAAAATTTCATTCTATCATAAATGGATAACCTCAACGTGCTCGTTGAAGCCAAGCGCGAATATTTGGGTCAATTGTCCCATTTAATGTGTCCAGTTATGATCGAAACGTTTGATAAAATTTTTGAAGAGGCGTACACCATGTCGAAGGGTCGCAAGGTGCTCATCATGTTCCAAAAGCTTCTCAAGGAAGTTCCAAACTGGAATGAAGGCATGTCTCGTCAACACACGGATAACATCGCGAATCGGTGCGCGTGGTTTAATGACCTTCTCGCGGCGGTATTCGTGAGTTGTGTTAAAATTCTCTCGTCCGTTCGTCTCGGTAAGGACAACAAGAAGATTTCCCTTAAATTGCCTACAAACGAAACATTCATTCAAACCTGTTACAACAATGTCGCCAAGGAACTTTATAAGGATCCATACATATTTACCGAAAGCCAAAACGAACACGCGAGAGATGAGCAATTGTTTCAGCGTTTCAGTGCTGTGATCGAAGCTTCGGTTCGAGAACTCATTCCGGTACAGCAGATTCTCCAAACGTACATGAATAACGAAAACGAAGACATCGATGTTGGTGGAGAAGCAGAAGATACCGAAGACCCAGAATTCGTCGATGAATACCCAGAACCCGAAGGTGGTGATGAACCACAGCCGGGGGGTGAGGGTGAAGAGATGCCATCTGAAATGGAACCACAACCAATGGGAGAACCAGAAGCTGAACCAGAACCAACGCAAGAGAGTTCTCCATTCGATAACGAATTCAAGACTATTTCTACCCAAGAACCACCGCAACACGAGGAAGAAGATGACGAAGAAGAACCCGTGTTGTTCCCAGATGCATCTGAAACCCGAGCAAAAAAAGTTGGTTATAATTAAATGGAGTTCGAAGACTACTTGAGAGATCCAGCATGGGCCGCCATCATAGCGGGTCTCATCACAGCTGGTTATGTGCACGTGAAATCTAAGCTTAATAACGAGGGAAAACTTCCAGCGAGTGCTTACTCTAAACCAGCGTTTTTAAACGCAATTCTAGTTTTTTTCATAGTATCAAATGGTATAGGTGGTAAGGAAACCATATCAACAGAACCATTCGCTTAAAGACAAGGTAAGTATTGTATACAGAAAACATGAGTTCTGTAACTGCGTTCAATGATATGATGGGCCAATTTCTTGCGGAACTTCACAAGACGTTTCCAGAAGAAAAAGGTATCAAAAAGTGTATGTCTGGATTTGAAATTATGCGAAGCTCTAACCCGAGACTCGTTATCGATGGATTCATGGCTGGTGTGACTCCATTCGCCGAGAAGATTTCCGCCAAGGATGACACGTTCTTTCTCAATGAAGCGAAGAACCTCGATTTCTTGAAGGATGTCAAGATTGAAGAAAAGTGGGCGTCCGTTTCTGCTCAAACGAAGGATGCTATCTGGCAGTACGTACAAACTTTGTACATGCTCGGTACAACTATCAGTTCTATCCCAGAAGACACACTTTCTATGATTGAAAAGGTGGCGAAGGAGTGTGCCGATAAGTTGGAAGGTCAAGATGGTGGTATTGACGAAGCTGCACTCATGAAGACCATGCAAGGCATGTTAGGTGGTATCTTGAAAAAATAAAACTAATATATATTAAATGAGCTCGTGGTTTAGCGATCCAAAGCAACTCGTTGATGACAAAAAAATACTTGAATTTTGGCCAACAAATGCACAGACCTCAGCCCAGCGCGTAAACGCGGGCTCGAGGTTTATCATTTATGCGGCGTGTATTCACTATCTCATAAAGCGTGATGTCAGAATTTTCGTTCTCGCGGCGACGGCACTGGGTGTTCTTTATGTAATGGATCGTTCCGGTATGGTCAAGGAATGTGTACACAGTAGCACCGAGTACTACGAAGGTGTCGGCGATTCTTGTCAATTGCCTTCAAGAGACAACCCAATGGCGAATGTCCTCATGGGTGATGACCCAAATCGCCTACCGGCGTGTGATCACGAAATCGTGAGGAACGACGTGAATTCCTTTATCAAGGGTGACATGGCATTTGGGCCAGCTCGTTCCAGATCCACACTCCCAAAATACCAAGAAAATGCACTCGCCCGCCAATTTGTGTCGGCACCGGTGACGACCATTCCAGGTGATCAAACTAAGTTTGCGGAGTATCTCTATGGAAAGAAGGGTGCTCCAATGTGCAAGAGTGACGGCAGTGTCTGTGACCCAAATGCTAGAGGAGTTCAACTCGAAGCCTTTGCGGGTCTCGATCCAAACGGCGACAAACGAAGTGGTATGCATGGTTTCACCCACGCCTAAATAAATAAATCTTATGTAATAATAAATGGCTTACCAATTGCAGCCAGGTCTTAAGGTGGTTGAGAATCCAGCCGTTCCAGTGAACTGCGCGACGGAAGAAGTGTTTGTGTATCCTCAGCCCAGCACATTGAATTATGGTTCGTCCCGACCAAACACTATGTTGTATGGTACAGCACCATTCATGGCTGGTAAGGGTGCTCCAGCGGAATTTATCGAAACGAGCGATGAGCTTCGTCCACAATCCACATCTAGATTTAACAAGGTGCTCGCGAAGACTTACGAAGAAAACTTGTTCCCATTGCAAAACATGGAGTGCAAGTTGCCACTCCGTACCATCAGTTATGAACCAATGAGCACTCGTTCAGAAGTACAAAACGGAATGTTTAACCAAAGATACTTAAATAAAAATATCAATAAGAAATAAGAATGGCTGATCCAATATCTGTAGCAGCTATCGCAGGTCTTGTGTACGCGGGTCGAAAGTTGAGCCAACCAAAGGAAACGTATGTGATGATTCCAGAACAGATGGTCAACACCCCAACCGTTCAAAATCTTGAAACTGTCAAGGAACATCCAATCGAAAACTTGAAGCCTGTGAAGACTTCAGTCGACAATTTGGGTGTTGTGGCACCACAATTCAGAACAAGTGGCGCCGAAGTCCTTGAAATGCGAAACCGTATGAATGATTACAACCGAATGAACAATGTTTCTCCCGTCGAGAAGAGATTGGTTGGTCCAGGTCTTGGCGTGGATCCATCGGTCCCAAGCTATGGTGGTTATCAGCAGCTTTTGCGTGTGAACCCAGAAAATGTTGGTGCTTACAGACTCACGACTCTTCCAGGTAGATCTGGTCCAGCTCAAGATACGACTGGTGGTAGACGAGGCGTTGTGGGTACAGTGGCACACAACAGACCAGAAAAGACTGCATACTTGCCCGAGCGTCTTCCAACTACGCTTGGTCGCGCCCAAGGTATGTCTGGTCGCACCCCAAGAGGTGATCACGAAAGAACTAAGCGAACCACTAATCGTGCTCAAACTGGTCTCAGAACGGACACACTCAATGTTGCCCCCGCGAAGAGATTCATTTCTGCGAGCACGGTTTATCAAGATCCAACTAGAAATAAGAAGGATGGTAACATGGAACAATATCAGTACATGAACCAACCACAACCGGGTATTAACAGTTACGCGCACGGCTACTTGTCTTCTCCAAGTGTCGCTCTTGGTAGAAACCGTGCGTACACGACTGAAGAACTCCAAGCCTATGGTTTCAGACCAGATGAACGCCGTGGTAAGGCGAATCGCGCCTCGAATCCGGGTCGTATGAATGTCCGAGCGGGTGCACTCAACCAAGGTGGTATGCTTACCTCGGCTCGATCAGACACGACTCGTGTGGATGGTCGCGTGAACCCACTTGCCGCGGGTTGGACGCAACAGTACACCAATACATCTTTCCACGACCTCAACCCATACAAGGGTGCATCTAACCCAAATGCTTCCCAGAACAGCTTGAGTGTGGCGAAGAGACAACTTTTGAACAACCCATATGCGCATCACTTGTGCTAATTTAGATTTATTTTAGAGTAATACACTCATTAAAATATTGTCCATATATTTTAATGAAGGTCCATACCTTAGATATAGATAGTGGTGATAGAGACCCCATACTTTATCCTAATCCAGGTGATTACACTATATTTTTGAAAAACCCAGTATATAACGTGTCTAAAATTTCACTCGTGTCTGCGCGTATACATAATAGTCAATTGTTAATACACGATAGAAATAACACTTTTACTATAAACACATTTTCTACGAGCGAAACTGTCGTCATTCCAAATGGAAACTATGATGGCACAGAATTAGCGAGTAATATAGTGCAATCATCATCTATAATAGACAGTGCCACTTATAATATAACCACGAACGATATCACTTTTAGTAATATCACGAACAATTTCACGTTTGCATTCTATGGAGGTGAAAATGGGTACACGTCTTCTAATTTATATACGACACCACACGATGTACTCGGACTTCCATCAAACAATGTACATTCCGAATCAAACACACTCCGAACGGGAAGTGTAAATTTACAGGGTGTTGATGCATTCGTGTTAAAATTGAGTAGTGGATCTGATGAATTTAATAAAACGATATACTCGGATACACCTTTTTATACTGGTAGGATACTCGCGCACGAGGGCGTCGTAAACTATTCTGGGTCTGACGATACACTCGAACACAATTTCGACTCTGGTCAAAAACAAGTTATTTCATCGATACGTGTACAGTTCTTTTACAGTAGTAACGGGCGTTTGATACCATATGATTTCAGAAATGCAAATCACGTGTTGAAACTCGCATTGACGTGTTCTACTGATAAGCTCGAGAATGTCGCTAAAGTTGAAAGAGATTTCACTCTTCCACCACCAATTCACATTCCGGAATTTGAGGATGTGAATAGATGGGATGCTTTCGTATCCATATTTTTGATAATATTGGTTGGTGTCGTGATGCTTCTTGTGTCGAAGAGGCAACCTTAGCGGGTAACCGCGTAGATTGGTTGCGCTGGCTTGCTGACACGAGTAGACACACGAGAAATGCCGAGGTAGACGACGATCGACAACAAGGTCGTGAACAAGGCGGTGAGGGTGTAGTTCATACCACCGTTCTTGTTAACCTTAACGACTTGGTTAACCAACCAGCGGACGAGATCCATCCACGAGAGGGCAGCCGCGAAGGAGAAACCGGCGACAACGGCGTTCAAGGATTGCGATTCGAGTTCTTGACTGATGAGCGTAACAGTTTCAGCAGCGGACATGGTATATATTACAACTAGAAAATTTATTCTGGAACTAATTCTTCAACCACGAGTATCTTCTTGTACTTTTTGGCCTGGTACCCCTTTGTATTCCCTTCAGCTTCTGTGTCCGAGTCTGAGTCCGATTCCGATTCAGAGTCAGAGTCAGAATCAGATTCACCTACCCTAAATTTCTTGTATTCCGTCTCCGACCACCCCTCTGGCTCAGTGTCCATTATTATCAATAGCATTTTTTAAAATCTGCTCTGACGGATTCATTGGAACCCAAGAATCCCATAAGTCATACGATTCATTTATTTTATTCATGACGGCGTCGTCACCTGAATATCTGGTAAATTCGCCTTCACCTTCTTCCAAAATTTCCATGTCTTCTTCATCGTCATCACCTTCGTATATTTCTGGAAAATGTGACCCAATTTTTTGACCGACCTCATGCATGGCACAATACTTCATCGCGTATTCCACGTCTTTCATGAGAACGACATTTCTTCCACACGCCTTTGCGTATTCACACGCTAACAACATACCTTTTTCGATCACTGGAATCATTATGTTTGACATGGCTTCCATGTATTGTTCCGTTTGCCCATCGGCGCTTCCCGTTGGATCAAAACCCGTCTTCATTATGTATCAAATAGTAAAGTGCAAGTTCCGTTCTCCACGCGGAGTATGTTATAACTTTGCGCGTAAACTCTAAGTTGCTTATCTTTATTTGATGGGTAGTCGAAAAGACCTACGCGTAATATTTGATTTTTAATGTGCGAAAAATTGAGTTGACCCGTGGGATACCATCTTTCGGGTTCAAGGGCAAAACTATACGAATAGAATCTTCTGTATACAGTGGTTCTGGAGTGGTGTTTTCCGGGTTGTATAGCCCTGAGGTGAACAACGTTACCTGTGACTTCATCGAGTACGTTTTCCCCATCCAAATTTAAGTTGATGTATTTAATTTGCTCTGCGCTCGTAAAAAGATTATACCTATCGATGATTGCGTTTGCACAGTATTGATAAGGGGTGGCAAAGTCATTCACGGTGTTTGGGTCGTTATCAAATTTGTCTTTCACGACAAAGAAAAGTTCTTTTACTGGATTCGCGAAAGATAAACGAACTTCATGGACATTACTTTTATTGAGTGTATCGGGTTTAGCATCATCTTTGTTGAGTTCAAATATGTTTGCTTGTGTTTGCGTGACTATGTAATCTACGCGCTTGGGAAACGTCTTATCTTTGAGAGAAACCATTTCCGTACACAAGTGCATCTTTTTTATGAGATTCTCTGGATTTTGACCCAAATAGTACGTGGTGATATCGTTACCTATGGTAGCCACGTTCGAAGCAAAAATACACTCTTCCGCCTTTCTGAATTTTATAGCGATTTCAACCTCTTGTTTTGTGATCGCATGCAATGGAACCGCGAGCTCTGGGTGTTCGTGGAAATAAAAAGGGAGATCAACTCGGTAAGACGTGTCAACTTTTGAACTTTCTATTCTGTCATCTCTTATACCAGTGTAATAATCGTTATAAATTGGAAAAATCTTATCGGGTTTGCCCACGAGTTTTCTGAGTGCAGTCTGTTTCGATTGAGACACAAATACCTCTGAATATATAGCCAACATATCGGATGGGATTCGTTGAATGAGGGTCCCACCTATGTAAAGTTCAACGTAATCTATCATCGCTTGTGCGATGGACTCACAATAGGTGATGTGATCATGCGAAGGGTCGGAAGACAGGTTTTGATCTATGGCACCGAGTGTGAGTTTTAAACTGAGGCCTTTTATGAGGTCACCTTGATCTTGTGGTATCACACAACGTAACTCTTCACCGAATTCCATTCGACCAGTGAATTCCAAATCATCATAGAATCTCGCGTAATTCCCGTGTTTTTTGAAATTTTTTATGAAATACGTGTACTCTGGATCATCTGTAAACAGCCTGTCCTGTGGACCCACAGTTTCAATTTGGACTCTACCGGCCATTACTAATATTACCCCCTAAAATTTTAAACCGGCCATACCTCCACTCACTCTGAGAACGTTATAATTCGATGCATACACCCATAAAGTGTGCGTGTGCGTTGGTTGAATGACATCTAATTCAACATCCATGAGTTTGTGTATCACACGGCTCATGTTTACTTGCCCCGTGGGATAATGAACACCGGGTTTCATTGAAAAACTATAAACACCGAACTCGTGATCGTCATCTATGGAGTTTGTGTAATGGCGCAAAGGTTGCTCTGCTGAAAGCATGATATTATCTGCGTCTATGATCTCGTTGTTATTGAATTTAAGATTTACATGTTTTATGGGTGTGTGTTCTCTTGTGACGTCATCCCTGGCGAGGAATAGCAATTCTTTCACTGGATGTTGAAAATTAATCATAAAAGCTCGCTTTGAAACACCCGCTTTCATTCTAACTTCCGCTAATTGTGTCTGTGTTATCACGTACTCTATAGGGCGAGTGAGTATGAAATCCTTTTCATCTTGAGTGACGTACACAAAATCACAATAAAGACTCATATTTCTTGGAATCATGGAACACGTGGGTGCATACGAACTCTTGTTTACATAAAAAGTTTGATTATCAAAGTGGTATTCGCCCACTAAATCATCTATATTGGATTTAAGTTTAGCTTTTATTTCTATGATGTGTACATCTAGACCACACGTGGGTATGGCTAAGCTTGGATGGCGATTGAAATAAAATGGTAATTGTATTTTGTATTTTTGAAACTTGTTGTATTGTTCATAATAATCATCATAAATGAGCAAATCACTATTGTGAAGCGTCGTCGGTACGAGTGTAAAATTTGTGTCGTTATCCGTATAATTTAGTTGATTATACATGTACACGTAATCACCTGTGATGCGTTGTATGAGCTGACTACCTATGAATAGATCGACGTACTGTATTATTTTTGTAGGCATCGACTTTTCTTTCCATCTAAATTGTCTCACATCTAGGGACATGGAATAGCCAATATATGAGATGGTAAACCCCGTGTAATTTCCAGTGTTTACTGGTATTTTGAGTGTGTATGTGTTATTACCCAAATCAGTCCATTCATACGGATCACTCGTGCCGTTATTATTGAATGTTAAAGCGACGTTACTAGTGTTACTAACAAAGGTGTACGTTTTACCTTGATAAATTGGGTAAGAGGGTGATTCTACGCCATCCACGGAAAACACACCGGGAGTGGCTGAAATATCGACTGTGTGCGTAGTCGTATCCTTGTTATAAGGGGGTGGCATGTCCAAACTCAGTGTGATACCCTTGAGCATGTCTCCCGTGTTATTTTGTATGCGTGCGGTAGCTTCACTCCCAGGCTCTTGGAAACGCTCGAATGGTATCTCTACTTGTTCGAATGCAAACTTTGTGTGACGCCTAAATCTGGATATAAAATGCGAATATTGTGGTTGTTCGGTGAGCCATCTGTCCTGGACGCCCCTGGCTGCGAGTGTGAGCTTACCCGACATTCCTATTATTTGTGAGTAAAATTTTGTGAATTAAAACGATACGGTATTTTAGAATGAACATTCAGTTGCGAAAATTCAATCCAGCCAAGATGGATGACGACAGAATATGCGTCTTCATTGGAAAACGTAACACAGGTAAATCGACACTCGTGAAAGACATCATGTACTACAAGAAACATATTCCAGCGGGGATTGTTCTATCAGGCACGGAAGAAGGGAATCACTTTTACGGAAATTTCATTCCGGACGTCTGTGTCTATGGAGATTACGATGGTGAAGCGGTAGATCGTGTGTTGTCCAGGCAGAGAAAGCTCGTGGGTACCAGAGGGAAGAACAAAACGAACGGAGCGTTCATGCTTCTGGATGATTGCATGTACGATTCCAAATTTTTGAAGGAAACCAGGATACGACAGTGTTTTATGAATGGAAGACACTTTAACATTTTTTTCATGTTGACGATGCAATACGTGATGGATCTTCCACCAGCGCTTCGTGCCAACGTAGACTATGTGTTCATACTCAGGGAAAACATCATACAGAACCGAGAAAAACTCTATAAATCATTTTTTGGTATCTTTCCTTCGTTTGATATGTTTTGTAAGGTAATGGATGCATGCACGGAAAACTATGAGTGTCTTGTATTAGATAATACCGTTAAATCTAATAAAATACAGGACTGTGTCTTTTGGTACAAGGCAACCATTCGAAATGGGTTTAGAGTTGGAAGTCCACAACTTTGGAGTATGCACAAGAAAACGTACAATCCAAAATATTTGGAACAACAGGAGGCGGATGCAAAGAATGCCACCAAGAAAACACGCCTCACCGTCACGAAACGAAAATGACGATGCGTCACTCATCGATTTCAAAAAAGTCAGTCTACATAAATGTCTACCGACGTGCGGACTTTGAATCTTTCTGAAAATGATGATGGTATGGTGCCTTTGACAACATCTTTTGTGCAACAGAACCAACCTGAAAAAAATGTGAGTCAAAATAAAGAAATGACCATGGATTCCACGCCAATATCAGATATCATGGGACAACCAGAAATGCCACTCGAACCACCAATGATGGAATCCGATCCACGGGTTCAGCAGCCAGTTGTCATGCAACAGCCAATGGTTATGCAACCACAGCAACAGCAACAACAAGTCGCCCCACAAACCAAGAATCCATTCAACCTTACTGATGAGCAGATGCAAGCCGTCGTCGTCGCGGCGTGTACTGCGGCTGCCATTAGTAAGCCTGTACAGGAAAAGCTCGCCAATTATATCCCACAGTTCTTAAACGAACAGGGACACAGAAGCATGGTCGGCCTCGCGGCGACCGGTGCTGTGGCGGCGGGTATTTTCTACGTGCTTAAGAGATACGCTTAATTAATAGCGTATGCGATATACATAACGAGCGCCTTCATTGAATATGTTAGCGCCAATCAAACCACCAATAAACGCGGTTATCAATAGCGCCAAAGACTTACCGGTGCTACTGATATCTTTGCCAAACATTCGGAGGTTTTGCTTGACTTCGCCGATCGAGCTTATGAATATAGACGCGATGGCATAAGCGATACCGCACGCCAACACGATGAACTTGTGGTCGACACCCAAGTTAGTGAGTTTGATACGACCGTAGCCACCGCGCGCGATCAAGTTAAGCATGATTGGGATCAATACAAGAATGAGCGCAGCGATGATCCAAGGCTTCGTCTCGTTACTCGCCTTATCCGCCAACACTGGACTCAACATTATGAAGAGAGACGCTATCCACATGAAAATAAAAACAAAGAGTTGTCTGTTCATTTATCATATGTATACATTATTTATCCTGGATGTGTTTACCACAAAATTCCGTTCTTTCGGGAATTTCTTGGTAAACGCCTATGGCGACACACATTGACTTGAGCTTTTCAAACTTTTCCCAGTAGTTCGCACTATGTTCATACTCATCAACACACCCGTGTGCCAATTCGTGTATCAACACGTGCATGATCTCATTTGGTTCACCGTCTATACATAAACCTATCTCGTGACCCTTGTTTACGTTGTAGCCGACGCTACCCTGTTGAGCTCGATGGTGGGCGGTGATGGGTACTTGGTGTACTAAGTGTGCAAACTCTTCATCACCTGATTCGTGTATGTGATTTCTAAGAGTCTCATATCGCTCCTTGACGACGCGAAGTTTTTCTGGTTCAGTTGTGTTTATAAGTATGAGTACGTTTATGATGATCAAAAGTAACACGAATATCATCTCTTATATACAAAGATAAATTTAGAGTAAAGTTCGGATATAGGATTTCCTGAAAGGGGTTCCCATGATTCAAGTCTAAAACCTATTTTTTCTAAACGCGTGACTAACAGATCCTTATGTGCGATGGGTTCGGACTTTGCGCCGTCTTGGTAATACGGTGTATCTTCGAGATTGACAAAAAGTTTTTCCCCAAATTGTCCGTTACTCGTTGATTTCATCACAAAAAAGCTATCCTTTCCGTAATTGAGTGGGGTCTTAAATATGATTTGGTTTGAATCGGGTATGATACCTATCAGTTTACCGCCCGGTTTCATTCGTCGACTAATCTCTCGTATAGTGTCGCTGAATAAATTTTCATCCCTGAATATGTAGTGAAGAGAAAAATTGTAACACACTACATCGTACCTTCGGTTTGGTGTAGACATGATGTCACCCGAGTAGAAATTAACACGCATTTTGTGTGTCTTCGCCCTAGTTTTGGCTTCATTCAGTGCATCCTCTAACGGTTCACACGCACTGAGATTTACCTTACACTGTTTATACTTACCTAGATCACCCCCGAACCCACATCCCACATCCAAGACTGCGTCTCCTTCTCTACATACTCTCTGTATGAGTTCACGCTTCTCCGAGTTGTGATGCTTCCGTATCTCTTCCATGTATCTGTTTGATATTTTTTCAACACTCGTTTGACTTAGGCATCATTCGTGATAAAGACGAGTCTTTTCTTTATATGTATGATTTAGACATGGGGTGTGGAATAGGTTTTAAAGTAACACCATACTTTTTCAAAAATAAAAACAAAAAATTTTTTTTTATTTTTTTACACTTTCTTTTAAAAGAAAAAAGTTTTGAAAAAAAAAATAATTTTTTTATAAAATTTATAGAAATAAAAAAATTATAGAAAAAAAATATAAATTTAATTAATAATTAATTGTA